ATTCGGGCTTTTCTTAATCTTAAGAATGGCGAGTTGCCCGCTTTCCGCGTCTAAATGCCGCAAATCATCTCGGTCCGCATCAAATGCATACGGCAAGCTAGTTGCCCGTTCAAATGCGTTTGCATGAACCGGCACGGCAATGTTTAAACCCATTGCAATGGCTTTACGATATTGACGTACTCGACCGGGCGATAGGTTTGCAAATGAGTAAGTGATGGAATAGTTTGCCGGCAAGCTATCCGGCAAGTTATTCTTAGTATAATCATAAAACGGCACGCTAGGGAACGCGGCAATGGTTTGCGAGTGATCGATGTCGCTTGTGCCGTTCAAACGGCAAGCAAACGACCGACCTTTACGCAATGCACTTTTTTGTTTGCTAACAATTTCATGCTCCAAAACGGCGCGTGCAATGTCTTCCCGAAAATGCATAATCCAACTCTTTATAACGCGTGCAATGGCAATGCGTCGTTTGCTATGGTCGCGTTTGCTTTCCATCTTAGCACGCCCAGAACATACAAGGCACAGCATGCGGCATTCTTTCGTTGCCGACTTGCAAAGTTCAACGCCCGCGTTATTTGAAGCGGCAAGATACAAGATGAGAGTATCTACTTCTTTGCGTGCGCTTTTCTCAATCTTGGCTGATGAGTTAACGCTAGCAAAATACGTTAAACCAAATTGCCGCTTGAATGCGGCATACGTTGAAAAAGCTGGCGCGCTTGCAAGTAGTTCGCCCGCTTGTCTTGCAATAGCCGGCCGATCTTTCAACGGCGCGGAAATGCATTGGATCGCAATATTGTGAATATCTTTTTTCATACTCATTCAAATAATATTCAACTTCAGAAAAAGATTTGCAAGTAAAAAGTTGAAAGACGACCGAGTCACAGAGGGAAAAAAAGTTTTGAAGCGGACCTTGTATGGCCGGTTGTCAATTGGGTCTGTGGAATGTTTTGCCCATCGACCAAAGAAAAAGGATGAGTACGCGTAGCCCAGGCGTAGTAGCGTGCGTGTTACGCGTAAAGCTGCCGACCGGCACCGAAGGAGGCGGGGGTCGCGGGGGCGGGACTATTATATATATATATCATCTACTAGCCCTCTAAAAAATATTGACGGATAAGGGCTTATAGCGTAGGTGGATGGGCAAATGGATGCTAAGGAGGAACTCATAGACTCTATTCGGGAGGGAATTTTAGAGATCCAAGAACACAATCCTAAGAATAATAGTGTCTTGTCTAAGAGTAACCCCGAAAAGGTTGCGGAGATATTGTACTTACACGCTACTGGGGTGACTCAGACCAAGATGAGAACCAAGTATGGGCTCAAGCGTGAAACAATTGTAAACGTCTTGTTGGACTATGCCGACTTCACGGGCAAGTGGAAACAGTTGGGTAGCAAGATAAGGGGACGGGCATTCTTAGAACTATCCTCGTTAGAGGAGGATTTGATAGAAAAGCTAAGAGAGAGAATGGAGTCTGGTGAAATAAAAGCTAGTTTCAAAGACTTGTTGCCATTAGCGGTTGCGTTGGAGAAAGCGGAAAAGGGTAGTAACACATTCAGGGGAGAAGCTAGTACAATTGTTGAGGAGCGTAAGGTGGTAAGCCAAGAGGACTATGATGCCACTGTAAAAGCTGCCAAGAAGCGTTTGGCTAATATGAAGAAAGCAGAGGTGGTTATTAATAATGATTCTTAATTTCAATGATCAAGAAGTGTAAAAACTGTGGCAAATACCTGTTATTTAAGGAGTTTCACAGCAACGGCCGACAAGGGGGCAAGAAGAGGTATAAACCTAGATGCAGAAAATGTATTAATAGTATAGCAAGAACCCAAAGAAATAAGTTAATTAAAACCCATTTTGGGAAGTGGAAATGCTCTAGGTGTGGATTTGAGGGTAGGCCCATTCAGTTTGATTGTCATCATGCTAGGGGTGTTAAAAAATTTAAAATATCTGAGAATTTTAGAAAAGCGGTAAGCAGTAAAAATGTTTTTTTAAGAGAGCTAGAGAAGTGTGATTTGTTATGTGCCAACTGCCATAGGCTAGAACATGAGATTGTTCCGATTGAAACAAAACCTTTTACTTCTAAGCCAATAAGGCATGACATAAACAGAATTTTATAATGAACAGAAACATTCAGCTAGTTGAGAAATCATTGGATACCATAAACCCAGAATGGGAGGTGTTTTTGGTAGCCTCTATGGGTAAGAATGGCTTTGAGTATGACACCTTTAGTCGGGGATTTGATCCTGACTTAGAAGATCAAATGTCTTGTTTTTTAGCATTGGTTAATGCTTCAGCCATGAAGGACTTAAATGATTTTTTCCCGGAATGATTGAGTTTAGCGATCATCCAATATTAAAGCCTCCTACAGATGAAGAGATAGTGTTCTTGGGGGAGAACTACCCCAAGATGCTAAAGGAGCTGCACGAGGCCCATGAGGGCCGTATAGAGGCTTCTGAGCAAGATCCGGTAAGGCATGGGTTTAACCTAGATGGCTGGGAGCGTATAAAAGATGGACTAGGAACATACAACGAGTGTCTGTGCCTTGGGGGAAACCGTAGCGGTAAAACTACTGGCTGTGCCAAAATTGTTATGGAGAGCGTTATAAAAAACCCAGATGGTCATGTTGTTTGTTTTTCCCAGAACGCTGACACCAGCGTAAAGGTGCAGCAAGCTGCGGTGTGGGAGATGATGCCCAAGGAGTTTAAGAAGAAGACCAAGAGTATTGAGGGCTACATAAACTACTCGATGCAAAATGGGTTTACCGGAAGCAGCTTTATCTTTCCTGATACCCGGACTAGGGTGGATTTTAAAACCTACACCCAGTTTTCCAATAACCAAACCATCTTAGAAGGTTTTGAGTTTGGGTTTAGGTCTGGGGACAACTTGAACATTGGAACGTGGTTAGACGAATATCTTGGTGACGATGCTTTGATAAACACTTTGCGTTTTCGGTTGGCTACTAGGAATTCCAAGATGCTAATAGCTTTTACCCCGATCAATGGGTACACTCCGTTTATATCTGAATATTTAAAAGGTTCCGAAACGCTAAAGACGAGAAGGGCAATTCTTCTTAACCGAGAACTGCCAGTACAGCAATATAGTCCGAAACGGGACGCATCAGTAGTCTACCTGCATTCAGATGAAAACCCGTTTGGTGGTTATGAGCGTATAGCTAAGGATTTGCGGGACAGACCAGATGAGGAAATATTAGTCCGTGCTTATGGTGTTCCTGTAAAGAGTGTAACATCATTGCTTCCGCTTTTCAATACAGAGGTTAATGTTCTAGGTGAGGAAAAGAATAAGTATGGTATGTCCTTCCCTGACATATCGGACAAAAGCAGGTTTACTTGTTATCAGGTGGTTGACCCTGCCGGGGCTCGCAATTTTACTGCTATATGGGCTGCTGTTGATCGGGACGGTTATGTTTACATTCGCCGAGAATGGCCCGATAGGGACACCTATGGAGAGTGGGCTATGTTTGGTGATCCAAAATGGAAGGTGGGGCCAGCAACAAAAAAACTAGGACTAAACGTAGAAAGATATGCTGAGTTGTTCCGAGATATTGAGGACGCTCTTGGTATAAATGTTTTTGAGCGTATAGGGGACTCTAGGTATTTTGCTAGGGAGAATGACAACAATGAAGATTTGTTTATGTTGTTTGATGAATATGGAATGCTTTTCCATCCATCAGATGGCCGCATGGAAGAGGTTGGTATCAGTGCGGTTGACGAGTGGTTTACCTACAATCCAAACGATCCAATAGATGCTGCTAATAGGCCGTTGTGTTACATACACAAGGAATGTGGGAATTTGATTGACAGTTTATTAAATTATAATTCACAAGGTAAAGCGGATGAGGCCCTTAAAGATTTCTTTGATCTTATACGCTATTTGAGAATGGCAAATGGAGGAGAAGGCCCAGATCACATGGAGAACAGAAGCTTGCTAACAACTAGCAAATCAAAAGGAGGATATTAATGCCGAAAATTAGGATAGGAGCATTAGCTGATGAGCTTGATGCTGATGTAGATAATTTAGTTAGCCTAGCTAAATCAAAGTTGTGTTCCTCGATGATTACAGGAAAAGGTGGCAAGGCATTATGGATTAATGAAGATGGACAAGAAATATTGCGTATGGCTGTAGACATTCCTGAGATTGTTCCAAAACACTACAAAGGATATGTTATAAAGTCTGCTGCAAATCCTAGATACATATACGCTTTAATTAATGAAATTGATAAAAAGGTTCCAGTGTGTGTTCCTAGAAAATTAACAAAAGCCTTGGTTGGTAAGAATATAAAAATAGAGGCTATTGAAGATGAAGTTGGAGTGTCCTACAGATACGTCAGATGACATCACAATGAACCGTCAATGGATATGCGAGCAGATAGATCGACTGCTTGCTTGGGAGATTTTGTGCAAAGTAGCTACCCATGATGAGCTTTACTCAATAAAATCCAGCGAGTTATGTGATAAGATAGGAGCCAACGAGCAATATTTTTATCACGTTTTCCATAACATTAAGGGCAAGCTCAATGCAAAATGATTCTATTTCCGAGTCTCTAACATATGTTAGTGACGATCCTGACATTACGTCTTTACGTTACGCTTATGACCAATCCGTAACTGAGCTTGAGGCATATTTTGATTTATGCCGAAGCAGCTATGATGACCGCCGTAACTGGTGGCCCGGCAAAAGCCGAGACTTGAGAAAGCATGGGGCAGACGCTTTCCCCTGGGAGGGTGCATCGGACATGGAGAGTCATGTTATTGACGAGCGTATAACCAGATTGGTTTCTTTGTTTCTTTCTGCAATGAACAGAGCAAACATCCGAGCATTTCCTGTAGAGATAGCAGATGTTGCCAGAAGTCGCGTAGTTACAAATTTTTTAAAATGGATGGTAAAAAGTGGTTACATCCCTCGCTTCAAGCAGGAGATGGAACTAGGAGCCAACTATATGTTAGAGCGTGGTATATTGATTACTTACGTTGGCTGGCACATGGAAGACAGGTCGTTCCTTCAACGTCTTAGCTTAGAACAAATAGCATCTATTGATCCCGCCTTGGCAGAACTAATTTCTGAGGGTGAAGCAGATGATGATGTATTGGCAATGCTTCAAAATAGTTTTCAAGGGGTTACAGAAAAAAGAGCCAAGAAAGCTCTTAAAGATTTAAAAGAAAATGGAAGTGCTGAGTTACCAATAGTGCGTCGCCAAGTGAATGCCCCAGAGGTAAAAACTCTAGCCCCAGACGGAGACTTTATCTTTCCTCCGTATGTTACCGATCCTCAGCGAGCCCCATATTGTTTTTGGAAAACCTATTACACACCACAGGAGTTGCAGAACAAAGTTATTACCGATGGTTGGGATGAAGATTTTGTAGATCACGTCATTGATCGTTACCGTGGAGTGAACATAGATTCTATCGAGCGTGAGCAAGAAGGACGCCGGTCTCTTAGTCTTACCGATAATGCCTATGAGGCTGAGGAGCTTATTGAAATTGTTTACGGTTATCAAAGATTGATAGACAAAGAGGATGGCTCCGAAGGCATATACTGCACAGTGTTCCATCGTGAGTTTAGTGGTATGCCAGGAATACCGGGTTATGCAAAGTTTGAACTGCTAAACGGGTATGAAGACTACCCAGTAGTAGTTACCAAGCTGTCCGAGGATAGCAAGAGGTTGTACGATACAATGACCATACCTGACTTGTTACGTGGCATACAGAACCAAGTAAAGGTTGAGCGCGACAGCCGAATTGACAGAAACAGTCTTTCTACGGTGCCTCCAATAATGCACCCGGTTGGTCAAGCTCCTACAGATTGGGGTCCTGGTAGAATGATACCATATCGCCGCAAAGGAGACTTTGAGTTTGGTCCTACTCCTGTGTACAACCAAGGATCGGTTGAGATGGAAAAAACCCAAGAATCTCAAGCTGATAGATTGGTTGGTTTGGATCGCGAGGGTCCAGTTAGCCAAATAAGACAGCAGTTCTTGGTAGACAAATTTTTAACTCATTGCTCTAACGTAATATCAATGTGCTACAAATGCTTTCAGCGTTTTGGCCCAGACAGTGTTTTCTTTCAGGTTACTGGTGTTCCAGATCCTCAAATGTTTAGCAAAGGAAGCCCAGATGAAAGTTTTGATATAACAATTTCCTATGATGTTCAGAACACTGACCCAGAAAAACAGGAGAACAAACTAAACTCCATGATTTCTTTGCTTCAGTTGGACAGGAATGGAAGAATAAACGTAGATAATTTAGTAACACTAATTGCTGGAAGCGTAGATCCGGTTTTGGCTGATAGTGTTCTTCAACCAGTAGAAGCTGCACAGCAGCAAATGCTCAAAGATATTACAGATGACTTATCAAAAATTTATGCGGGAATCGAGATGCCGGCACGTGCAAACGGTGCTCAAGCGGCTATGGGTATCATTCAGCAATATTTGCAGCAACCAGATATTGCCCAACGTATGCAAACTGATCCTGCTTTCTCGCAGCGTTTGCAAAAGTATATGGGCCAATATCAGTTCTCTATGCAACAAGCTGAGAACGCACAAATAGGTAGAATTGGCACAGCACCTGCCCAGATGGGTGGAGTGCAAACCCAAAACATGGCTCAGTGAGTTTAGAGAAAGACATACAATCGCTACACAACCACGAGTCTTTTGCTCGTTTCATGAATGTAATATCAGCTTTGCGTGAGGAGTGCATAGGAGATATGCACGAGGCTCCAACAGAGCAGCTTCAGCAAATATCTGGTAGGATAATAACCTATGATCAGATATTACAAATGGTTGACGTGAAAAAACTACAAAAAAGACACAAAGATTTTATTTGATACATGATAATATGTTCCCACGCAATCGCTAGGCGTAAATAGTGGAAACAGTTATGGAAGATGAAATCAACACAGCCGTCGCTGAGGCTGAACCAGAATCAGTGGACAACCAAAACATATCTGCGTCTGACTTTGTTCAGAGACGTAGTGAGGCTTTACTAGGACAACAGTCTGAAGAAGAGTCTCAAGAATCGGCCGAGGAAGCTAGTGAGGAAGAAGTTCCAGAGCAAGCGACTGAGGGTAATGTTCTTTCACAGTTTGATTTAGACAGTTTGTCGGATGAGGAAAAAGACGCTTTGCGTCAGCAACTCATTCCCGGCGCGCAGTCACGTATTAGTGAACTTACGGCAAGACGGAAAGCTGCTGAAGAAGAGTTGCAAACTATGCAACTAACAATCAAGCAGCCAGAAGTTAAAGACAACCCACTTTCTAGTTTATCAACCATTGAAGACCTCCAAAAGAAGTCTGATGAGGTGAATGATGTGATTAGTTGGGCTGAAGATTTGTTGTTTGAGTCCGATGAATATTCTGCTGACGAAGAAATAACTACTGTAGAAGGTCGCCCGATGACTAAGGCCGAAGTGCGTAAAGCTCTTCAAAGTGCCAGAAAATCGCGTGATTCATATATTCCAGACCAATTGAAAAAACTTCAGGGTTTGGAAAATGCAAAAACAATGCGTCAGCAGCTCGGTAGTAAAGCCGTAGAGGAACTTGAATGGCTAAGGGACGAGAATGAAAATGAGTTAAAGAGTCAGTTCATATCAATTATGAGTGATCCTAGACTAAAAGATTTGGAGAGTTTTTCTCCAGATTTATACTCTCAAATTCCCTACTTCATGTCTCACGCTGTAAATAGCATATACGGGAGAAAACCAATAAAGGATAAAGGCACACCGGTTTCAAAAAAATCGTTAAAGCTGACTCCTTCTAGTGGTTCAACTCCAGCTTCTGCAATGTCTGAAAAAACTGAAAGACCTTTAGGCAAGGCAATGAAGGAACATAGAACCCGATTTAAATCATCTGGACGAAAAGACGATTTCATCACGTTAAGAACATTACAATTACAAAGTAAATAATCATGGCATTCTCAGATACATTTGATACCACAAATCCTGGATCGGCTGTTTCCAATCGTGAGGACTTGATGGATGTACTTACCATCTTGGCCCCCGAAGAAACGCCTGTCCTTTCATCCGCATCAAAGGCTCGTGCAAACGCTACGTTTGTTGAGTGGACTGTAGACAGCCTTTCATCTCCCAGTACCACTGGGATAGCTGAAGGAGCTGACGTTACTACGTTCACCGACCAATTTAGTGGCCGCGCGCGTCTTGGCAACTACGTTCAGAAGTTCCGCCGCGACTACATGGTTTCCGACTTACAGGAAGCTGTTGACTCCGTTGGACCTGCGAAAGTAGCTCAAGCCGAAGCAAAAGCAATCCGTGAACTAAAACGTGACATTGAGGCCACTCTTTGCTCTACCAACGACCGCGCTGCGGAAGATGGAGCTGGAACGGTTTACAAGTTGCGTGGACTTGGCGACTGGATTGATTCTTCAGGACCATCTGACGTTCCTGCTGCATTCCGTACTCCTGCTGACAGCATTCACTCAAGTGGAAACTTCACAGAAACAGTTCTCAACAACCTAATCACTTCTATCTACCGTGTTACGGGAGCTAGCAATGGTTTGACATTGGTTGCTGACACTGCTCTGCGTCGTGACATCAGTGATTTTGCTCGCGTAGGATTGGATGGAAGCAGCTCCGACGATGGTGTACGTTCAGTAAGTTACAATGGTGATGTAGCTCAGATTAAGCTTTCTGTTGAAGTTTATCAGTCCGATCACGGATTGGTTTCTGTTATCAACGGAAATCCTGACTGCATGCCAGACACAACCAACAAAGACACTGGTTACTTGGTTCACCCAGAATACTACGGTGTTTCTGAGTTGATCCCAATGGGCAGTGCACGTCTCCCCAATCAAGGTGGTGGCGAGCGCGGATTTGTTGATTGTGCTCTTACACTCTTGATGTACCATCCTGGTGCTCACGGTAAAATCACAGCCCTTAGCTAAAATATAGGAGGTAAATTACAATGGCTATTGAACTTAAAAGAATTGGCGACATCCAAACATTAGCGTTGGGCTACACTCACGAAGCATCATTTGAAGCTTCAGATTTGTCGGCCTCAACCGGATCACAAACGACCGCTGTTCAAGTTGGCGGATCTGCAATGGCTGGAGTTGTTGCTAAAGCAGCAATTATCGTTGACGAACTAGTAACTGCTGCTGTTAGCACGGGCAGTGCTGTCAGTGATGCTACTATTGCACTTGGCGATGATGGAGACGACAATGGTTTTGTTGCTGAAGTAAATTGCTTCACAGGCGACACTGCTAATCTGATCTATCAGAATACTGGTGCACTTCTAAATGGAGCAACGTCTACTTCTCATCTTGTGAGTGCAGTAAATATTGACTCCAATGGAACTGGCAACGGTTTTGGTAACGCTACCAAGGGTAAATTTAGAATCCTTGTAGCTTACTACCCAACTGCTGGCGAAGTATACGGATCTTAACTGAACTAAGTTATTATTTCAAGGGGAGGTCAGGCCAGTTCTGGCCTCCCTTTTTTTAACCTTTTACGTTTTTTAACTATGCCAAATACGCCCACATTTATATTAGAACCTTATCTTGTTACTACCGATCCTACAACTGGTAAGCAGCTAAGTGGAAACAGATCTGTTGTAAAAAAACAGATTAGAGCTAATCGCAAAGCTGCTCGCAAAACAGCTAGAAAAGCTAGAAAAGATGGTCTTGTGGATCGCACCGAAGGAACAGTAAACAGAAAGCCTTTAGAGCTTCCTCCTTTTACTGTTACCTTCAAAAAACCAAGAAGCCCTGGGCCAACTACAAAAAGAAGAACAGCAGCTTCTAGGTAGATTGTGAATATTATTAAATGCCAAGGAGTGAGCTGCAATGTTAAGTCATCGTGCAGTAGATATTACCCTCTAGGGGTATCTGTTGACGAAGGACAATCGTTTATTGTTGTAGCAAAAAGCCTTCATAAATTTTTTAAAAGTTGTTTGTTCATAAAAAAGAAATGAATATTATTACATCAGTACCTAAGTATAGTGACGGTGAGGTCAATCGAGCGTTTTTGCGTGAGATTGAAACTGGCTTCAAGATGGAGCGAGCCAAAGAGCAAGATCGCATTAATGCTACTGCTAAAGAGGCAAAAACAAATGTAGGTAAAACTCACCCAGTTTTAGGAAAATGCGTTGCCAACATTCCTGCAAGAGACTACTTCAGACTAGTCAAGAAGTACGGAGCAGAAACAGTTACAAGCAAAGAATTTTTAAAGTATTACAACAAGAAGTTTCCTGAACTCAGTCCTAATAAAGCATAATGCAAGACAAGGCTAATAAAGATTTATTTGATTTAATTTCTGCACTTGCTGGCAATTCAGACTTTACCACAGCAGAAATATCTCAGCTATTGGCTTTAGCTAATAGAAGATTTTTTGAGGCGTATAATCGCACTCCATATTGGGCTAGGTATCTTACCGTTGGTGAAGAAAGAACTATAGCAAACTCTATAGTTCCTTTTACTGAAACCAGTAAAACAACCATAGGGGAGTTTCTTAGAATAAACAGAGAACAGCCTTTCTTACAAAACTCTACTATTGATTTTGAGTTTTTTGTAGAGAGCGATGGGGCTCATGTTATTAACCTAACAACGGCTGACTCAACAACTAGCGTCTTTGTCACTTATAGACAACCAGTTACGCTTCTTACAAGCTTAGACACAGATGGTTCCGGTTCTTTAACACAAGTTCCTCAAGAATATTTTTATTTTATGGCCCATGCAACTTACGCTGATTTCTTGCGTATGGACGGTCAGCATTCAAAGGCAGGTTTTGAAGAAGAAATTGCCGAAAAGTATTTAGCTGAGTCCTTGGATAATCCTCAGCAAGTTTACAACAACAACACAGTCGGGCAGCGTTTCAAGACGTATGTCAGCCAACAATCAAGATAATGAATAGTCTAATAACAAACTTATATCCTCAACCAAACGGAACGGTATCTGGAGAAAACCTGTCCTGTGCGACATCAGGATCTGGCGTGTCTTTTGCTGCTTTTGATAGTGACACAAAATACGTTATGATTGATGTACAAGACAACAATGTCATTGTTACATTTGATGGTAGCACTCCTACCGCATCTAATGGTCATCTCTTAGTTAAAGAGAAGGAGCTAATTACCCTTAGTGCTCAGGCTGCTGCGGCTGCTAAGTTTTTAGGTGTATCAGGTACTTCTATTGTTCACGCTTCACAATTTGTGTAATGAACCCCGAGCTGAACAAGCTTGGACTAGGAGCAACAGGATCAATACTGGCTGTTTCTTTTCAAGGAATTAGCGAGGTGATGTCTATTATAGCTTCGGTGTGTACCATTGCGTACATGGGACTTTGGGTATATAAAACAATAGTAGAATTAAGAAAGCGATGAGTGGTGAACTAGTGGCAATGCTTGGAGGTGGAGTCACGGGATTTGTAATGAAACTAATCTCGGCTCAAATGAATATCCAAGCAAATGCTATCAAGTCCATGATTCAAAAACAGCAAGTTTCGGATGCTTCAGCAGACAGAGCAGCAGAACGATCAGGAGAAAGTGGAGCATGGGTGCGTAAGCTCATCGCTATGTGCATCTTGTTTTCAGTGGTATTTGCTCCCTTCATCATGGCCTTCTTTGACATACCAGTAACTATTGAAGCACAGAAGTTAGGTATATTTAAATTTTTAGGAATCGGAGCAGACAAATGGAAAAACCTAGAGGGGTTTGTATTATTGCCCGAGGTTAGGCAAGGTATGCTGGCTTTACTAGGATTTTACTTTGGAAGTTCACAAGTTAAGTAATGGATATAAGCGACAAGACAGCAGTGACTATACCCCTACGCAACTTGATTGCGTTGATTGGGTTTACTGTAGTTAGTGTTACGGGTTACGTTAACATGACTAGCCGCATCGCTAGCTTAGAGAACGCTCAGAACATTAGGGATGTCGAGATAGGGATGAACACTGAGTTCCGTATCAAATGGCCTAGAGGAGAGCTAGGAGCCTTACCTGACGACGCTGAACAAAATTTAAGGTTACAATACCTTGAAAAAAACATGGAGGAAATTGGCTCTACTGTAGAAAAATTGAAAAGCTATGGTAGTGTTAATTTTGAACTTAGAGACAAAAACTATCTAGACGTAAAGGAATGATATGGACTACGGAAAACGTAAAAAATGCCCAATGGGAAAAACTATGAAAAAGAAAGGAAGACGATAATGGCTTACGGTTATAAAAAATCAAAAGGTAGATCTAATGGGTCTAGACGCAAGTAATGACCAAGGGTAATAAAAAATATTGTGGGTGTAGAGCCTGCACAGGAAGGAGACTAATAAGATAATGGGAAAAGGTATGAAACATTATTTTAGGGATGGAACAGAGCATAAGGGCAATAAGCATAAAATGCCCAATGGTCAGCTTCACTCTGGAAAAACTCATGGAAAAACTTCTAAGAGGTTATTTCATTTTGGTGATTTGTCTAAAACTGCAAAAGCTAAAGCTATAAAGTCTAGGGGGAAATAATGCCTTTTAGTAAATATAGCCCAGCTCAGAAGAGACTTGCCGCTGTTGCTCCACCTCGGAAAAAAATTACAGGTGCTGATTTTAGATCCCTTAAAAATCGCAAAAAAAATGCCAAGAAAAAAAGCTAAAAGCGGAGGTAAGATTTGCCCAGAAGGCAAAGCTTGGGCTAGAAGGACGTTTGATACGTACCCTTCTGCTTACGCTAACTTGGCTGCATCTAAGTATTGTAAAGATCCAAACTACGCTAAGAAAGCTAAAGGCGGTAAACGGAAGGGAAGATAGTGGCTCAACTTAAACAGTGGCTCAAGCAAGACTGGGTAAGGATAGGTGTTGATGGATCTATCAAGGGCAAGTGTGGAACTTCTCCTAACAAGAAGATGCCAGATAGGTGCTTGCCTAGAAAAAAGGCAATGAGTCTTACCAAGGCTGAAAGAGCCGCCACTGCAAAGAAAAAGAAACGAGCAGGAGCCAAAGGCAAAACAGTTGTAGCTAACACACCCAAAGCAAAGGTAAGAAGTGGCAAAAATAGATAAGTCTAAGATGAAGTGCAACAAGCCCCGCAGAGATGTTTCTGGCGGGAAGAAGTTTGTCGTGAAAGCTTGTCAGGGTGGTAAGGAAAAAATTGTACGCTTTGGTGATGCTAACATGAGCATCAAAAAGAATAACCCGGCACGTAAGAAAAGTTATTGTGCTAGGTCAGGTGGGATAAAGGGTAAGAGTAATAAACTGTCTGCAAACTACTGGAGCAGGAGAGCTTGGAATTGTTAAATGGCTAGATATGATACATATGGACAGGCCGATGATCGGGTTGTAGAAGACCTAGACCAAGGCTTTTCTGGCTTTAACAATAAGCTTAGACCCGACCAGCTTCCTTCTGGAATCTTGTCTGTTTCTGAAAATGGACGAATGGATTTGAATGGTGAGTGGCAACCCAGAAAAGGCGTAGAAATATTTTCTGCTCCTTTTTCTGCTTCAATACTTTCATTGCCTTTTAAAATTTATGACTCAACCAACATAGGTGGGGGCGTTGCATCCTTTACAAGGAGTAGTGCAACAATTACGGTTAATTTTAATTCAGATCACAACATAACAGATGGAACTGGTGTTAACTTTAGTGGGTTAAGTGTTTCTGGCAGCGTCAGCCCAAATGGAAACTTCATTGCTACGGTAGTAGATTCAGACACAGTAACATATACAGTTCCAGGCTTGTCCGAAACGCCCACTGGAACTATGACTGTAACGGGTATGAAACTTGGTCAGACCAATAGTGTTTCTAATTTTATAGAAGCATCTTGTGAATTTTCAGATCCAAACAATGAATCTACATCATACGTTGCAATTGTCGGTACTAGTAAGACTGTCTTGGTAAAAACTTCAGACAATGGGGCAACAACAGTATCTCTTACATATCCTTCTGGAGAAACAGTCCCACAAGGAAGCAATGTGGTTCAGGCATTTAACAAGTTGTTTATATTCCGAAAAGGAAAGATAGCTATGCAGTGGGATGGAGACATTAGCACCACTACATTCTCTTTAGTTTCTAACGGAGCATACACTCAACCTACACCTCTAGCAATTACTGATCTTGATTTTGCATCAGGTATAGCAACGGCTACAGTGTCTAGCACAAGTTCTTTGTTGGTTGGAGATGAGCTTACAGTGACTACCGTAGGAACTTCTGGTTATTCTCTTGGTGACACCGTTCGGGTTAGATCTATAACAAACTCAACAACTTTTACTTTTGTTACGGATAAAGCTGATGCTACAAATAAAACTGCTACCGTTGAAAAGAAAACATCTATTGGTCTAGGGTTTAGCCATATGCCGGCTCCAGAGTTTGGTGTACCACATCAACGTAGGTTGGTTGTTCCATATCAGTTTGATATTACCGGGTCTTCTGGATCTGCCACAATTACCGATAGAAATATTTTGGATGAGGCTTTGTTTTCGGATATACTAGATCAAAACACTTATGACAGAATTTACGGTCAGTTTAGATTTAATGCTGGAGAAGCAGATTTTATTGTAGGTTTTCATTCTTTCTCTGATGACCAGCTAGTAGTATTTAACCGCAACAGCATTCACACAGTAAAAAATAGCTTAGATCTTGGAAGCAGTGTATCCCAAGTTATCACAAGCGATATAGGGTGTTCGGCCAGAAAAAGCATACAGCAGATAGGCAACAAGCTAATGTTCCTGTCTGACAATGGAGTGTATGCACTAGACTTTGTTGATCTTTACAACCTTAGAGGCCAAGACGTTCCATTGTCTTCTTCTATCCAAGGAACCATTTCAAGAATCAACAAGGATCATGCAGATAAGGCAGTCTCTGCTTACTTTGACAACAGGTATTACATAGCAGTTCCATTGGACAATTCTTTGACTAATAACGCACTTCTTGTATACAACTTTTTGAACAAACAATGGGAGTCAGTAGACTCAATTAATGACCCAAACTGGGCTTACACTTATTTAGTTGTTGGCGGTTCTGGAAAAAATAGAGGTGTGTACGCTATGAACCGAAATGGAGGCGTTCATAAATATGAGCAAAGAGATGATGATATAGATCGTTATGTGGACGTGATTGGAGGCACACCAAACAATGAAATTGTTTCAGCATCAGCAACAAGCAGGATGTTTACTGTTGGATCTATTGACAGAAAGAAATGGAATAACTTTGAACTACATCTTCAATCTTCTGAAAACAATGTTTCTGATGCAAATTTGGAAGCAATAACAGAGAACATTGATGCTATTATAGATCTTGGAACGGTTTCCAACATAAATGGTGAAGAGCTTGCTATTGACGAGGATGTGTCTCTTCGGGGAAGATTTGGCAATAAACGAGCCTACGGATTACAATTTAAATTAACAACAACACAGGGAAGACCTAAACTTAGGGCAATAAAAGTAGCAGGAGCTATTACTTTTAGAAGCATAAAGAAAGCAGAATAATGGCTATTTTAAGCAAGGGAACTACTTTTTCAGATGGAGATCAACTGACCTCTGATTCATTAAATAACTTAGTTGACAACTCTACGTTTGCATCTGGTGCTGTTGATGACTCAACGACCCAGCTTTCTAGTGGGAAAATAATTGTAAAGGATCTTGGTATAGCTACTGGTAAGATTGCAACAAGTGCAGTGACCACTGCTAAAATTGCAGACAGCAATGTTACAAAGGCTAAGATAGAAAACTTAGCAGACTACAAGGTTCTTGGTAATGTTTCTGGTGGAGCTGCCGCTCCTGCGGAAGTGGCAATATTGGATGAGGATAATATGTCTTCTAACTCTGCTACGTCTCTCGCTACCCAGCAAAGCATCAAGGCGTATGTTGACACTCAGATTACTGCTGAAGACCTAGACTTTGCTGGAGATAGTGGAAATGGTTCTGTAGACCTAGATGGTGAAACATTTACTATAGCTGGTGCCACTGGACTAGACACGGCAGCCAGTGGTCAAACACTTACCGTATCTTTAGACCTAAATGAACTGGCTACGGAAACGAGTATAGCTCAAGATGACTTTGTAGCTATGGTGGACAACACCGATAGCGGTAATGGTAAAATTACTTTTTCTAACCTAGAGGATCAAATTTTTGGTAATGTAAGTGGTGCTGTTTCTATAGCCGCTGGCGGAGCTGCTACAGTTAGTGCAGTGACGGTAGCCGATGAATCTTCGGACACAACCTGCTTCCCACTGTTTGCAACTGCTGCTACCGGTAGTCTTGGCCCCAAAAGCGGAAGTAACTTAACTTTTAACTCAAGCACCGGGCTACTTACAGCTACAACGCTTTCTGGTATTTTAGCTGACGGCGTAACGGGAACTACCCAAAGCTCTGGTGACAACTCAACTAAGGTGGCTACCACTGCTTACGTTGATGCTCAGGTCGGAACTTCCGATACTTTGGCTGAAGTTCTTGCTAACGGTAACACTACTGGATCTAACAACATTGTTGTTAGTAATGGTCAGTCTATAACTACTAACACAATTTCAGAAACTACTTCTGCATCTGGCGTAACCATTGATGGCGTTCTTATAAAAGATAATGCAATTACAGCATCTGGAGAAATAGATGGTGGATCACTAGACATATCTGGTGACGCAGACATAGATGGAACTTTAGAGGCCGATGCAATAACAGTTAATGGTACGGCTTTGGCTACAGTTATTGCAGGAACAACAGTTACAAACGCAACAAACTCTGCTCATGTTTTAGTAACTGACAATGAAAGCACTAACGAGGAAAACCTAATTACTTTTGTCGAGGGTGCAACCTCAAGCACAGGCAATGTTGGTTTGGAAATGGATGGCAATTTTGCATATAATCCAAGTACAGGAACAGTTAGTGCAACAATTTTTAAGGGCAACATTGATGCTGTAGATGGAGACTTTGATGGCACTCTTGAAGCTGATGCAATTACTATTGGTGGCACTGCAATAGGCTCTCTTTTTAGCCCACTTGCAGGTGGTTCTGATATAGTTACAACAGGAGCACTAAATTCTGGATCAATAACCTCTGGGTTTGGAAATATAGATATTGGTTCATCTAATCTTACGTCTACAGGATCAGTTAGCTTAGGAGCAACGTCTTTTAACGACAACGACATTACTAATGTTGGCTCCATTGCATTAGACACAATTACTAATGACGGGACTGATGTTACTATCGACTCGTCTGGGGATATTGTCCTAGATGCTGGAGGTGCAGACATCCGATTAAAAGACGATGGAACCCAATTTGGTAGATTCGCAAATAGTTCAAGCAATCTTATTGTTGCTTCGTCTATTTCAGATAAGGACATTTTGTTTAATGGTAGCGATGGTGGAGTACAAATTACTGCATTAACGCTTGATATGTCAGACGCTGGAGCTGCTACATTTAATGACAAGATTACGGCTGTAGGAACCTCAGTATTTACAAATCTCGATATATCTGGGGATATAGACGTTGATGGAACTACCAATCTTGACG